TTTCACGAACTCTGTGTTGGCATAGGCGGCGACTTCACCCGGCGGGATCACAGCAGGCCACTTTGCGGCCCGCTTCTCCATCGCCTTGAGTGCATCGTTGATGGCGTCGTCTGCAACGTCCCCGGCCGGGTCCGGAAGTGCGCCAATCTTGCCCATTGCGGCATCTGCAATCGACCGGAGAACAGGCCGGAATAGGGTCGAAAGGGTGTCGTAATCACGCTTATTGCGGGTTAAGAGCCGTCCGAACGAGTCCGAATAGATGTTGATGTAGCCTGTCGTGTACTGGCCCAGCATGGACCGCTCTGCAGGTGTCGGCAATGCAGCATCGATGGGTTGATCTTGAAGGCTCTCAGTGTCGAGTAGTCTGTCACTGTTTTGGAAATTTACGGCCGTGATGTAGACATCACAGGATGCAGGGCCTGGGTTCTCTCCCAGCTTGCGGAGTACGTCATTTGCTGTGTACCATCCGCCGATTCGACCGGCCTGGTACGCCTCGTTCTGTGACTTCAGATCGGTGCGCAGAATTCCTGATGGATCAAAGCTGGTGTAGAACTTGCCGGCCTTACGTCCGACCACGGGGCAGAGCTTGCGATTGAACTCGGCTTCGAGCTTGCGCAGGTACGGAGCCAGGGCGATGATCAGGAACTGGAGCATCAACTGCTCAGAGTTCGTGCCGCTCAAGCGTGACGTGTCTCCTACGAGGTGGGGACTGATGCGCCACATGGCCGCGATGTCCGCACGGGTGAATGCGCGGGTCGCGAGGAACTGTGCCTCGTCCGGAGTGAGCGAATTCGACTGCCAACTCCAGTCTCCGTACATGAACTGCGTCTTACCTGAGTTCGTTCCACCAGCCGATTCCTGGAATGTCTCCTTGAAGTTCGCCCTTGCCTTGTCAGCGATGGCTGAACCTGTCTTATTGACCCAGGCGCCGGAACCTCTGGTGCCATTCGCGAACAGTCGTGAGCCATGCTTCAATGAAGCCTTTGCGAGACCCAGCGACTCTCTGGCCATGAGGATTGGGGACATTCCCCGGCGACCTTCGAGGCCAAACAACGGGACGTGAATCACGTCGACGGCCGGGACGATTCGATGAGAGCCCAGAGGCTCACCATCAGAGGTTTTGTACGCAAGCACCTTCGACGGCAGACGGACCGGTTCTGTCTTCAGGGGGTTCAATGGCCATAGGGCCACCGGCTGCTTCAGCGGGTTGCGTTCGATCTGGGCATAGCAATTTCCAAGGGCCAAACAACCGACCATCGTTTCCACGAAGGTCGTGCTCGTCATTTCAGGGTTGGGCTCTACGGCCAGCAGATAGTGGAGGTCAGAGTTCAGAGCTTCGATGTGACCCGCGTCGGTGCGTTCCATGAGCCGGAGCGGCATTGATCCGGCCATGCTCGCGAGCAGAGTAATGCACTGGTACACGGTCGTGATCTGAAGACTGTTCGCCTCATTGATGGTCTCGCCGGCCGTCGTAGGCTCTCCGCCGACAAGCCACTCCCAGACCGCTGGGCTGTTGATCGGGACCGCTGGATTGTCGAGCGGAGAACCGCCGCGAAGCTCCAACGAGATCAGATCGGATTTGCTGCCGAATAGGGCCATGTGTAAGGTCTCTGTCGTACGTGAACTACATTGAGAAACAGCCGATGCCGGAATCGATTGAGATCGGATTGCGAACGGCTTGTGATGTGGCCATTACTGCGGCGACAACCCCATCGACCTTCTTCGCGTTCGAATTCCGCTGCGGCCGGATGGGTCGGCAGTTGCCGTCGTTGTCCGACAGGATGCAGGCGTTGTCGACCATCCAGCGGGCCATCTGATTGCCGTCGTGCTCAAGGCCGTTCGAGACCACTTGAGCCTCAAACTCCTTCGTGCCCTCAGTCAGCGGCGCGTATCGCTGTGCAAGCTCGATCATCAGCACGCCGTCGTCAATGAGTTCGCCGGCCAGCCGCGACATGTGCCAGGGGTCGAATGCAACTTGCCGCAGGTCGAAGTCGGCTTGCCACTTCCGCACGTCTGCGCGGACAACGGTCTGGTCGGTGATCGCGCCGTCTGTAGCGATCAGCAGGCCAGCCTTGACCCACTCCTCCCAACGGAGGTCCCCGGCCTGCTTGTAGCGGTCCACTGTGTCAGCAGGCAAATAGAAGCGCCAGAGGTATCGCCATTTCTCACCCTCGTTAATGGGCGGGAAGCATAAGCAGCCTGCGGTGAGATCGAGCTTTTCAGCGAGATCGATTCCGCCGAATGCCGGCCGGCCGAGCATGTCTTCATAAGTGAATGCAGCCTTGCACTTGTCCCAGTCTTCGAGCTTCAACCACCGCTTGCCCTGTGAGGTCCAGCGGCACAGGCACTTCACCAGGAAATTGTTCATCGCGCCGGCGGAGCGAGAAGCCCTGGATGCTTTCTCCCTCAGATCAGGGAGCAGGGTCGGGATATATCGAATGTTGGGGTTCGCCTTCTCCCAGCATGTCTCGTCTGCATACTTGTCACCGTCATCGAGGCAAGCGATGAATGCAAACCACTGATCGTTATCCACGACACCGTTCAGGATGTCGATCACGAACGAGCGCAGTTCAAAGCAGATGCCGGCCTGGTTGAACCCGGCCGTCGTAATGATCCAGATCAGTGGCTGGCTTCGTGAGCCGGTCGCGGTGTCGATGAGTTCCCACACATCGGCGTTCGGGTGCGCGTGCAGTTCATCGACTACGGCGCATGAGATGTTGAGCCCGTCCATCCCCTTGCTGTCGGATGACAGCGGAATGAAGGTGCTCTCTGTGCTCGGCACCGCGAGCGAAGACCGGTAAATCTTGATCGCCTTGAGAAGCTCCGGACTCGCTTTCACCATCTTGCGTGCTGCGTTCCAGACGATCTTGGACTGGTCCAGCTTTGTTGCGGCTGAATAGACCTGACCGGATGGCTCCCCGTCCAGAAGCAGCATGAACAGCGCCACGGCCGCGAGCCATGTGCTCTTTCCGTTCTTACGGCCAACCTCGACATACACGCGGCGAAACCGCCGCATGTTATCGCTGGCTTGTTTCCAGCCGAACACGACGTAAGTGCAGAAGGCTTGCCAGGGCGACAGCATGAAGGGCTGGCCGGCGAAGTCACCTTCAGAATGTCTGAACAACTCGAAGCAGGAACAGACCCACAGAGCTTCTTCACGGTCGAAGTAGAAGCCGCGCTCACCCGCCGTTTGTAGGTCGGCTAAGTGGCGCTCTACGGCCTTGCGAACGTAACTCGAAACGACGATCCTGTTATGCAGAACGTCATCGATGAACCCCTCAGCCGGATGCCGAGGCTGGTTTGCCTGCATTCCGGATTCTGTTGCGGTCATTGAGGAGCTTTCCTAACGCGCCGCCCATCTCACCCGGTGCACCGTCTGCGCTGATCTTCGAGCGGCTGGCCGGAGTCATCCCGAACTCGATCAGGAACTTGCGCATCTGGTCCGTGGCCGTGTTCGAAATCCCTACGTAGGGGTTCTGAATAGGAAAGCCGCTCTTCGGCGACTTGATCACCAGGCCGAACTTCTGAAGGCTGTCCTCTGCTGAAACCCAGCGCGACCAGACGCAGCAGTACGCGGCCAGTGCTGCTCGGTCAACGGAGGTCAGCAGGCCGAGGGTAATGAGTTCTCCGGAGATGCGTTTCCATTCGGCCTTCGCTGCTTTGTCCAGGTGTGCTGGGCACTTCGGTATCCCGGCCGGCTTGGGCTCTGAGCGGTTAAGAGGCCGCTTGCCGGGGTTACCTTCAAGCAGTTTCAGGGCTGTCGGTTTGGGTCTGCGTCCGGCCATGCGGCATCAATTCTGGAGCGAGCGGGTCGGATTCGTCCGCCGACTGATGAGGGGTACTCACCGCGTCCGTTTTCACTCGCGTGGGGTAAGGCTTTTTCAACTTCGTGATCTGCGTGCGGATGGCGTCATCCAGGGGCATCAGGTATGTGTGTTTCCGTGACGGGTCCGTGTTGGTTGCGTCCAGCCCGAACTTATCTCGTAGAACAGACACTTCGGTGGTTCCGTATGCAGAGGAGACGGTCCGCTTGTGCACCGCTTTGCCGTTGATGAGGAGATGACGGTTTGCAGTCCCAAGCCCGACGTACACCCAATTCCCAGCCTGGTAGATGCCGCCGTGATGCCCTTGTTGCGGGTCAGCATAGGAGACAATCAACCGGAGGCCGGGAGACTGCTTACGGAGAAACCTGATCGCGATAGCAGCGATCCTTGAGACCGGTGCCTTATGGCCGCGTAGAGCGATGCGGACTAGCTCCGCCGTCTCGGTCTGAGTTAAGCCGTATGGGCTGCCGATGTGGTTGTTCGCGCCGTGGGCGAACAACACGCAACCGATGTACTGGCCGTCTTCCCACACGCCGATCTTGACGAGCTTTCCGGGTGGGGTCGAATGAGAGTAGTGCCAGTGTGTAACGGCGAACTTGGCCGCTTCGAAGGATGCCCAGTCGAGATGGAGTCCTTTACTTGGGACTGAACTTGTGATGGCAGTTGGGACATTCGATGGGGCTTTTCTCATCTAGCTTGCCTTGCTCTCCCTCAGTACCTGGTGCGAAGTCCGGCTCGGTGATGCCAAGCTCTTTCAACTCGTTCACATCGAAGTAAGGCAGCAAGTCGATCTCTCCGGACAACTCTCGGAGAATGTCAGGGTCCCATTCGAGGCCAAGTTCGGCGGTGCGGTTGTCTGCCACGGCCAGCGCTTTTGCTCTGGGGTCCGTCTCCAGGTCCAGGTCGGTGCGTTGAACGGCAACGATCTTGGTGCCGTCAGAAGGAACGATGATCACCTCGTCCAGTCCGGCCGCGACCGCATTGGCCACCGTTTTGTTGCCGGCGATGATGCGGCCCTTGGAGTCAATCAAGATGCTGCGGCCAGTGCCGAAGTCCCTGAGAGACCGCTTGACGGCCTCAGAGCCGCGCTTGGTGCCTTTATTCGCGTTCCTGCTGTCGGCGATGAGGTCGGAAATCTTCATTAATGATGAAATACCCCGACCGTTCATTTCGCGGTTTCGTGTAGATGACGCCCGTGGTCTATAGCCGAGGTCGTCAAAATGTTTCAGAGGGGCCTATCCCCTGGGTGAAACTCGGGGGTGTCCTCAAAGAGTGTCCGTGCATACCTATTCGCCGCGCCGCGTGCGCTCGTCATGATGGTCTGAACAGAGCGCCATCAGGTTGCCGGCGTCGTACTTCAGGCCCGGTGCGAACCGTAGCTTGTTGATGTGGTGCACGTCCGTAGCCAGGGTCACGATGCCACGCTTCTCACAGTCAACACAGAGAGGATGTAGCCGGAGGTATGCAAGCCTGAATCGCTGCCACTCATAGGTGTAACCCCTGCTATTGGCCGTGCCACGAAACCCAAACGTGGAGGCCGCGCCCTTGTGTGCATCGCAATACCCGGAGGCGACTAAGCCGGGGCAGAGCGGATATGGACAAGGGCGCAACGGCTTTGAAGGCATCTACGCCTTGGCAGCGGCATCAAGCAGATTGTATTCAACCAGAGCCAGCGGAAGGAACGTTGACTTGAAGTAAGTGAAAAACGACACAATGTCTGTGACTTCCGCAACGTCTGCCGGCACGTTCAAGCCATCGCTGGCAACAAGCGCAGCACCATTGCTGACGGCAAGCTCACCGGCCTTGATGAGGTTGAGCACAGCAGCCTTGATCGGTGTTGCATCCACGAATGCGGCGTCGATCAGCTTGATCAGTTGGACGCTCTTCTCGAACGGCTTTTCAATGTCCTGGATGATGGTTTCGATGGTCATGATGTAGCTCCTCAGATCAGATGTGTGCCCGCTGGTGACGCGTTGATAGCGTCACTCGGCCGCGGGCTTGGTAAGGTTTGCCGGTTGGAGCAGTTATGCTCCTCTGGTGTTGGTCATACAGACCGCCCGGTCTGCCGGCTGGACCGTAACTCTTGAAACTTTGCATGTGTGCGCTTCCTGCTCCTCTTGCACGAAATCAAGCAGGTCGATGGGTGACTTGTGTATTCGCATCGGAATTTCGATCTGATCTCGACAGCCACTGCAATGGAGCGAGTGCAAGCCGATCTGGAGACGAGCCATATTTCACCCTACACATACACAGACGCAGATACAGAATGGAATCCCCGGCACTTGTCACGAATGCGGTCGAATCGATTGCGAACGGCCTTGAGCGTGAGTCCCGTCCCATCTGCGATGTCACGCAGGTCATCGCCGTCGAGCAACGCACGCACGAGGTCAGCCTGTGCAGGTGTGAGCGGCACATGCAGAGAGTCGTATGCGTAGAACGGCTCATCATGGCCGTCACTGCATTGCGTCTCCTGTGCCGGCATCTCGACGATAGTGGCGTTAGCCAGCATCGACCGTTCATGTCGGATCTTGTCTGTGATCAAGTTGAGAGTGAGTCTACGCAGCCAGGTGGTATAGCTCGATCTGCCTTCGAAGCCGGC